TGTGTAAGTGATTTAGAGGATTAATTATGGCAAAGCGTCCATCACTGACTAACAAAGTGATTATTGAACACAAACCAAAGAAGACACGTCAAGGTCGTTCACAACATACTAACCTTTCTGCCACCTCTCGTAATGGCAGGAAGAAGCGTTACAGAGGTCAAGGTAATTAATATCAAGAGTGCTTAAATAGATTAAGCACTCTTTTTTTATGAACCAAAAAGAACAGCATATCTTTAAATGGATCAAAGATGTTGCAACTGTAAGACCTGAATTAAATGGATTTGCCATTTGTCCCTTTGCATCGCAGGCAAAATACAAGATCATAGAGTGCAACGCAGAAGATATTATGGTCTTAGATGGGTATGATGTTCTTATTTACATTATAGAAGACTATTTTGACCTTGATGCAGTTCAGTTTTGGGTCAATTATTACAATAAACATCATGAAGGATGGAAATTTTTTGAAGATTGTGGTTCTTATGACACCTTTATTAATGACATACAGACTAATAATGGTAAGTATAACTTAATTTTAGGTCAACCAACACAAAAATTAAGGAAGTTTAGAGAAAATTTAGCAAAAACTTCATATTATGATCTTTGGGATGATGATTATCTTAAGGAAATTCTTGAAGATGATTATGATATAATTAGAAACAAGGGATAGGAACCCCTTAAAAAGTTCTAATTCACTAGAATTAGGAGAAAAATGTCCAACTTACCTGTAGATAGAGACAAAAATTACATGTATCAGATGTGGGGAACCACAAATTTAGTCACTGATTACCATGCAAAGATTCAAAAAAGAACAATTCAAGAGATTATGCATGATGATGTCCCCAAAAATAAACATTTTTTGAAGGAACAAACAGAAATTCATGAAAAAATTCGTAACGACGTGGACTATGATGACTGGGAGTATGGGACTGAACCAACCTATGGGAAACCACAATAAATAAAAGTAATGTATTTCATAGTCACAGGTGCCTTTAGAGAATATTTCAAGGGGATTTAAAGATATCAGCTTGTCTTTCTTAAGGCATCCTGTGACAAATGACATTGGAACACTCTCAAATGAAGATGCAATCAAGCGATCTGTAGTCAATTTAGTCAGAACAAGAGTTGGTGAAAGGTTTTTTAATTCACTTTTAGGGTCAAAAGTAGAATCTTATTTTTTTGAACTTGCCAATAGTGATATTGTTGACCCTTTACAAGAAGAAATTAAGACAGTTATCTCCAACTTTGAACCAAGAGTAGTGGTAAGAGATGTAAATGTTGCCTTATATCCTGAAGATAATGAGTTAGATGTAAGCATCATATACGATATTGTTGGACTTGCTGTTCCAACACAAGCAATTAACTTCATATTACAACCCACCAGATACTAATGGCATTTACAGATTTCACTAATCTGGACTTTGATCAGATTAGAGCCTCCATCAAAGACTACTTAAGAGCAAATTCAACCTTTACTGACTTTGATTTTGAAGGTTCTAACTTCTCTATCTTAATTGATATCCTTGCATACAATAGCTATCTGACTGCCTACAACACCAACATGGTGGCAAATGAGGCATTCTTAGACAGTGCAACCATCAGAGAGAACGTTGTATCCCTAGCAAGGAACATAGGGTTTGTGCCCCTCTCCAGGAGGGCAGCAAAGGCAAATATATCTTTTACTGTATTAGGTCTTAACTCTTCAATACAGACCATTACGCTCAAGGCAGGGATTGTTTGTACAGGTTCATTAGACAATACCAGTTACATTTTCTCAATTCCAGAAGATATTACTGTTGGCGTATCAAATGGACAAGCAACTTTTTCTGAAATTGAGATTTATGAAGGCACATATCTTACAAAAACATTTACAGTAGATACTTCTCAACCGAATCAAAAGTATATTATCCCAAATCCTTATGTAGATACCTCTACAATTAGAGTAAAAGTCTATAATGACGCACAAAGTAGCACATCAGAGGACTATTCTTCTGTTAATGACATTGTTGGGATCAGTTCTACCTCACAAATCTTCTTAATTCAAGAAGTTTCTGATGAAAAATATGAACTTTTCTTTGGTGATGGGATTTTTGGAAAGAAATTAAGTAACAATAATCAAATTGTTATCTCTTATATTACCACAAATGGACCAGCAGGTAATGGTGCTTCTAATTTTGTCTTCTCTGGCATCCTGAGAGACAATACTGATGCTATAATTACATCATCAATTACATCTGTAGTTACTAATACACCCTCTCAGAATGGGGATAACCTCCAGTCTATTGAGTCTGTAAGGTATTATGCTCCAAGACTGTATGCATCACAGCGTAGAGCAGTTACAGCAGGGGATTATGAAGCAATTTTACCATCAATCTATCCAAATATTGAATCAGTGACTGCTTATGGTGGTGAAGAAATGATGCCTCCTCAATATGGAAAAGTATTCCTTGCAGTCAAACCTAAAAATTCTGATTTTCTTGCACAATCAACAAAAGAATTTATCTTAAATGATCTTAAAAAGTATACCATAGCAGGTATTAAACCAGAATTTGTGGATATTAATGTTTTGTATGTTGAATTAGATTCAACTGTATATTATAACTCTAACTTATCTTCATCCCCAGACTCTTTAAGAAACAATATCCTCTCTTCATTGACAACATACTCAAACTCTACAGACCTGAACAAATTTGGTGGTAGATTTAAATACAGCAAATCTTTGGGAATTATTGACTCTACAAGTAATGCTATTACATCAAACATTACTAAAGTTAGAATCAGAAGAAATTTTGAAGTTATTCTAAATGAACCAACAAAATATCAAATTTGTTTTGAAAATAGATTTAATGTGAATGACAATAGAAATAATAATATTCCAAATATTAGATCAAGTGGTTTTAATTTAAATGGAATCACGTCAACTGTTTATATTGGTGATATAGTAGATGATTCTAACTTATCAACAGGAACACTATACTTATTCTCTTATGAATCAAATAAGATAGTCAAACAAATAGACAAAATTGGTGATGTTGATTATGTCAATGGAATTATCAATATAGATAATATAAATGTATCTTCTACATCAAAATTAAATAATATAATTGAGATTGATGCAATTCCACATTCTAATGATATAATTGCAAAAAAATCTATTTACTTAAAACTAGACATTGGTAACAGTGATATTTCTATGGTTAAGGATTTGATCTCATCTGGAGAAAATGCATCTGGTAGTAGATTTGTTCCAGAATCAAGTTATTTCTCTGACTCAAAAATAAGAAATTAAAATGAATCAAGAAAATAAAGTAGTTAAAATTAAAGACATTGTTGATAACCAAATCCCAGAATTTGTCATATCAGATAATCCAAATCTTTCAGAATTTTTAAAACAATACTATACATCACAAGAATTTCAAGGTGGTGCAATAGATCTTGTAGAAAATTTAACTGATTATAAAAATTTTGATGCTTTTGATAATGTCAATCTATACTCCACTACAACACTACTTCAAGATATTGGTGCATTTGATGATCAGATCTTTGTAACTTCTGTCAATGGATATCCACGAGAATATGGATTAATTAAAATAGATAATGAAATTATTACTTATACTGGAATCAGTGGGAATTCTTTTACTGGGTGTGTTCGTGGATTTAGTGGTTCTTCATCATTATCTCAACAAAACAATCCAGAATTTTTAACATTTTCTCAAACAGAATCTTCTGAACATATTTCAGGATCTACTGTTGAAAATTTAAGTAATTTATTTTTACAAGAATTTTTTAAGAAAATTAAATATCAGTTTATTCCAGGATTTGAAGAAGTTGATTTTGATAGTAGAATTAATGTTCCAAACTTCATTAGTAAGGCAAGGACATTTTATGAAACTAAAGGAACTGATGAAGCATATAAAATTTTGTTCAAGGTTCTTTATGGAGAAGATGTAAAAGTCATTAAACCTGATGATTATACATTCAAACCATCTGATGACAAATGGACAGTTTGTGAGTCATTTAGTTGTGAACTAATATCAGGTGATGCTACAAAATTAACTGGACAAACTTTATATCAAGATGAAAATAATAATGGCAAAATCTTACCAGCCTCTGGATCAATTTATAGCGTTGATAGATTTTACTTTAAAAATCAAGTATACTACAAAATAAATTTATTTTCTGGATATTCATCTAATTTAAGTTCTACAGGATCCATTTTTGGTAATTTCGCAGAAACTCCAAAAACTTATGTAGTAGAAAATATTTCTTCAGGAGAAACTACAGTTACAGTTGATTCTACTATTGGATTTGAAAAATCTGGATCAATTTATATCAATGACACAGAAATAACTTATTCTGATAAAACAGCAAACCAATTTTTAAATTGTGAAGGAATAATTGAAAATATAGAAATAAAGTCACAAGTATATGGAAATAATTTCGTTTATGGTTATGAACAAAATACAAGTAATCAAGTAAAATTGAGAATTGTTGGATCTTTATCAGGAATAGAGTCTTCAACAATTTTATATGCAACTAAAGGAGATACTATTAGAGTAGATAATTTAGGAAATCTTGATGATACTCCCTTTACAAAATCTTTAATTTATAATTTACCTTTGACTGTATATTCAGGGATATTAACAACTACTTTACAAAGTTATGATTTAGAAGGGATTAGTTTATCTGATGGCAGTGTAAAGACATTATATGACCATAAGTTAAAAACTGGTGATATAGTAGACTTATATAGAAGTAATTTTAATCAAAAAATTAAATCTAATTCTGTAGTTTCAACTAATATTTCAACGCCAAAACAATACAGTATTAACGTATCTGGAATTTCATCTTATGTTGGATCAAGAATAACTGCAAAGAGAAAATTATTCAAATCACAATCAACTACATACCCTGAAATTGATAATAAATTTACTGCAAACGTACAAAATTCTTTTGTTGATGAAAATTATAACTATATAACCTCTAATGGATTTCCAAATTATAACACAACCCCATATAAAAGACAAGTTTCTTTTTCTTTAAATACTTCAGATTATGAAACTCTTCAAGGATCACATAATTTTTATGATGGAGAATTAGTAAAAGTTATTAATTACACCATTTCTGGGTCTTATTCAAATCCTGTTGGTGTTAGCACTGGAGTATCTTTCTATGTTAAAAAAATTGATGGTGGTAATATTAAATTATCTTATTCTGCTGAGAACGTAGATACATCATCTTTTATTAGTTTTTATGAGTTAGTCAATCCTCCAGTAAATAATTCTGTTTCTGGATTTATATCATCACTCACTTTAATTGATGGTTCTTTGTATGGAAATGAATTTACATCATCAAAAATATTTAAAAAATTTCCAAAAGTTCCAAACCTTTTAACTTCTGATGTAGAAACATCACCAGGACCAACTGGCATTTTAGCTAATGGTGTTGAGATTAAAAATTACAAATCTTATGATAAAATTTATTATGGTCCAATATCTTCTGTTAATGTTTTAAATTCTGGGACTAATTACGACCTTACAAATCCTCCAAGATTTTTAGTTGATAATGGAAATGACACTCAAACAATAATTGCTCCACAATTAACTGGAAAAATTACTGAATTAATCGTAACAGATCCTGGATTTAATTACACAAGAGAACCAGTAGTAACTATATCTGGTGGAGGAAATGATTCAGTCAAAACTGAAGTAAAAATGAAACTTAAGGCAAGAGAATTAGAATTCAATGCCTCGTCTACTGCTGGATATGTCAGTGATATTAATGATCAATTCAATTTTACATCTAAGCACAATCTTGTCACAGGAGAAGAAATCATTTATCAAACATTAGGTGGTTCTCCAATTGGAATAGGAACATTAGCTAGTGAATATTTAATTACTGACAGTTCATATTATGTAATTAACGTTGGGTCTGGAACCTCTTTTAGATTAGCTTATACAAAATCTGATGCTTTAGCAAATAATTATATTTCAATTAGAGAGTATGGAGCAGGAACTCAAAGATTTGTTTCAACACAAAAAAAACTTATAGTAGATTCTGTTAATCTAATTGATATAAACACAGAATTTAAATATAAAAAAGTTTTAGCTGGTCCTGATGATATTAACCATTATGATGATATCATCAATATCAAAAATCATGGATTTTTGACCAATGATGAAGTAAGATATTCTTTTGTTGGAACAACATTATCAGGAATTTCTACAGCAACTAATTATTACATTCATAAAATAGACGATAATAGATTCAAATTAAAGTCAAGCAAAACATCAACTACTTATGTTAATATAGGAGAATCAGATATATTTTCAAATTATATTTTTGAATATTCTCCTATAGTAGTAAATATTTCTGGACCTTTAGCAACAGATAATCAAGGAAACATCATAGGTTCTCCTGCTACAATTAAACCCATAGTTCTAGGATCTGTAACTGAAGTGAGGACTGGGTTATTTGGTCCTAATAATTATGGATCTTATGTTCTTAATTATAAAAAATCTCCAATTATTAAAGAAGTAGTTGGTTCTGGAGCAAATCTTGAATCTGTTGTAGTTGGTGGAAAAATTGTAAAAGTGATAATCAAATCTTCTGGAAATAACTATTATAATTCTATCAATTTAGTTGTTGAAGGATCTGGGTATGGAGCAAAACTTGAACCATCTATTGTTAATGGACAATTAATTTCTGTAGCAGTTGTAAATGGTGGAGTTGGATATAATTCATCAACAAACGTAAAAATAGAACCAGTTGGAAAAAATTTAAAACTTTCTGCCAATTTACAATCTTGGATTGTAAATGAAATATTTAAATTAGGAAACTCCAATGTCAACTCAGGGGTTCTTTTAGGAAAAAAACATTCATACTTTGGCAATACTTTTAATGTATTTTACTTAGATTCTAATTTATGGTCTCAGTTTAATATTCCACAATTATCATCAACAGCAAATCCATCAGCACATTCCCCAATTATTGGTTGGTCTTATGATGGTTCTCCCATCTATGGTCCAGATGCATACACTAATGTTGATGGGACTGGTGGAGTTATAAGAATGACATCTAGTTATAGAATAAAATCAATTCTACCCAATAACAGACCAGACTCTTCAACATTTCCTTCAGGATTTTTTATAGATGATTATGAATATGTTGAAGGTCTTGGAACATTAGATAGGCATAATGGCAGATTTTGTGTAACTCCAGAATTTCCAAATGGAGTTTATGCTTATTTCTGTACTATGGGAAAAAACAGATCTCCTGTTTTTCCATATTTCATGGGCAATTTTTATAAATATCAACCAGAGCAGGATAATTTTAATTTAAAAATTAATCAAGATACAGACTTTAACAGTTTAAATATTTCTAAACACACTTTACCTTATGGTGTTGAAAATAAAGAAAATTATTATGAGTATTTTAATTTCAATCAAAAATCAAATTTAGGCGAAATTTTAATCACAAATACTTCTAAAGGAAGGTTGAGTGATATTTTGGTTGCTAATGGAGGATCTAATTATTCAATAGGTGATAGAATTTCTTTTGATAATTCCAACACTGGTGGATTTGGTGCTTTAGCAGAGGTTTCAGAACTTTCTGGAGTAGGAATAACAAGCATTCAATCATCATCTCAAATTATACCTGATGTCACTTTGACTTATGAAAATGGGTCTGTTGTTGGAATTGCTACTACAACTCATAATATTAAAGATCAAAGTTTTATTAGAATAAGTGGAGTATCTACTTCTACATTTTCTGACTTAGAAGGATTTGTTCAAGTTAATGTTCCATTACAACAAACATTTCTTTCTCAAGGAATTCAAGATGAACCAACCACAGGGATAGTTACATCTATTCAAGTTAAAGATTCTATATTAAATTTTGAAGTAGATTCTTTAATAAAAATAGAGTCAGAAACCTTAAAAGTAATTGGATTAGATTTTACAAACAATTTTATAAATGTTTTAAGGGAAACTAGTGCCTCATCTCATAACTTAGGAACTTCTGTCACTTTACTTCAAAGTAAATTTAATTTTGATTATCCCCTCACAGAACTTCCAAATAAAAATGAAACTTATTATTTTAACCCATCACAATCTGTTTCTGTAGGAATTTCAACTGCTATTGGAGCTGGAAATACTTTATCAATTTTACCTTTGGGATATGGTGTAAGTAACACTCAGTTTGTTCCTACTGGAAGAATATTTTTACCTAATCATAAGTTTAAAAACGGAGAAAAAGTAACTTATGAATTTGGACAAAATTCTATAGTAGTTTCAGGTGTTGGAAATTTAAGTGGAATTTCATCTTTGTATGTTGTTAAAATTGATGAAAATACAATTGGGTTAACTAGTTCAAAAACATCTGTTGACAGCACTGATAATTTGTTACTGTATACATCAGCAGAAAATAATTACTTACATAAATTAAAAAGCAATAGATCTGTTGTTACTGCTGATACAGTAACAAATACAACCGTAGTATCTACAGCACAAACTCACGGATTGTCTGTAGGAGATAAAGTATATTTAAATATTCTTTCTGGAATTACTACAACATACGATGTAACTTACAGTAATTCTACAGCAAAATTAAAAATAGACTCTCAAAACAACCCACGTATTAATGCGTATGAAAATGAAACTTTAACTTTCAACTTATCCTCAGCAACTCTTTCTGGAACACAATTTAAATTATACACTGATTCTAATTTTACTAGTGAATATTTGGGTAATGTTGAAAATGGCGTAGAAGTAATAAAAACTCCTACATCTTTATCTTTAAATATTTCAAAATACACTCCAAAAATTCTTTATTATAATCTTGAATCAACAACTAAAAAAATATTCTCAGATGAATCTGTATTTGAATTTAATCAAATCAATATAAATTCTAGTTTATATAACAATGTTATTGCAGGCATTAATACTTGTTCAGAAACTTCTTTTGAGCTTAATTATCCTTTAATCCCCGAAGATAGAAATTATACTTCAACAAATTCTACTCTATCTTATAATATAACATCTTCAAGTGTTCCTGGAAGCATAAACAAGATAAAGTTATTATCAAAAGGATCTGATTATAAAAAACTTCCAAAAATATCTTTAATTTCTGGAAATGGAGTTGGTGCTAATTTAATTCCTGTCAGCACCACTATTGGTAAAATTTTAAAAAGTTCTGTTGTTAATGATGAATGTATTTTACCAATAGATAAAACTTTAAAACCATTTTCTCAAGGAGACTCTTTAATTTTTGTTTATAACAACTATAAAGTTGGATCATTAAGTATTATTGAAAGAGGATCAAGTTACTTAAGTGCCCCTAAAATTAATTTGTATAGTACTGAGAATAATAGTTTTATTTCTGATTTTGTTGCTAGTGCCTCTGTTAAAAATGGATCTCTTGATGAAATAGAACTAGTAAATCCAGGTTCTGGGTTATTATCAACAGACAATAAAATAGTCTTTACTGAAAATAACAACGGGGTAAAAATTCTTGGAATATCTACTACATATGCATCAAATCAATATCAAATAACTTTGACTTTAGAAACTCCAACTTCAGGATTTACTACAAGTAATCCACTACCATTTTCCATTAATGATCAAGTTTTTGTAGATGGTATACAAGATACAGCTGGAAATGGATACAATTCTTCAGATTATGATTATAACTTCTTTGAAGTTGTTGGGGTTCAAACTGCATATGGATCTGAAAATGCAGCTCAAGTAACTTATCAAATAAGTCAGTATCCTGGAATATTTTCAATACAAGGTACTTTAGATAATAATGCCTATGTTGTCAATTCCAAATATTTACCACAGGTTACTGCTGAATTGGTTGAAAATGTTTTTTATAGTGGAGAAAGTATAGCAAACTCTAACATTGTCGAAAATTTGAATAATGATCCTATTACTAATTTAATCAAAGTAAAGAATCCAAATAATATTCAAATTGGATCAGTAATATCTGGAAAATCCAGTTTGTCTAAAGGAAAAGTTTATACTAAGGATAATTATAATTCAATTTTAAAATCTTTTATAAGCGTTCCTAAAACAATAGGTTGGAAGACTCAACAAGGACAATTATCATCCTCCATTCAAAAACTTCCAGATAATGATTATTATCAAAGATTTTCTTACTCATTAAAGAGTAAAAAATCAATGAGTGATTGGGATTCAATAGTTTCTGACGTTTCTCATGTAGCGGGATATAAAAAATTCAGTGATTTGGCTATAGAGTCTGTCGCATCTGGAATTACTTCTATTACCGCAGATGATTCTTCAAAAGTTGATATTTCTCTTAATTCTTATGTTGATTTAAATACTGTAAACGATTTTGATTTGGTATTTGAAAATGTTGAAGATTATAACCTTAGAGCATCGGATATTATTACATTTAATAGTAAAATTTTGTCAGATTATTTACTATCAAAAGAAAATTTAGTTTTAAAAATAGATGATATTTCTAATCTGTTTGATACAACTATTCCACCAAATATTGAGATTCCTATAGATGAAGTTACAGGTTCTATTACATCAAAATACATATTTCTTGTAGAATCTTCAAATTCTTTCTTGGGTCCATTTATATTCCCACAGTTTTTTGAATTGCTCGTCACAAGAAATGGTTCAAATATTAATTTGACATCATATTCTTATTTTGAATCTAATGATTTGGGAAAAGTTGCAGCAGAAGTATTAGGAAATAGTCAATTTATAATCAATTATATTCCAGTAAATGCTTTCAATTCTTTGTCTATAAAAGCTTTTAGAGAAGATGTATCTCCGACTGTTGGTATTGCAACAACATCATATGGATATTTAAAAAATGTTACTACCACAAACTTCTATTCTTCTGAAGTTTCTCCTACTCAAAAAATAATTTATTCTATACCTTTATCTGAAGCATCATCTGGAACTTTATTTGTCGGAATATCTTCTAACTTAAATAATATTGAATGTTCTTATGAAATGGCGTTTTTGTATGACTCTGGAACTTTACAATACAATACCTATGCTCAAAATGAATTAGTAGGATTAGGAACAGTTGGGATTTCTACTTCTGGAAGTGATTTAATTGTAACTTATGATGGTATTTCTGGAGTTGCTGTGACTACTTATGGTAACATTACATTATTAACAAACACATTAACATCTCCAAGTGAAATTGTAGTTGACACAACAAGATTAAATAGTTCTGCAGTTTCAGGAACTTATACTTCTGGAAATGATGAAATTGTTGCAACAATTCCTGTAGACTATGCAGCTTCTAAATATGGAATTGAGGTAACAAAAACTGTAGGTATGACTACAGAAAAAAGTTTTATATTATTAGATTCAATACATTATCAAAATACATATTTAAATCATATAAATTACTCTATAATTGGAAATTTAAATGATTTATCATTTGAAACTATTTATGATTCAGGAACAAATTCATACGTATTATCCTACATTCCAGCAGACAATGCTGATTATTCTATTAAGTTTTTTGAGAAAAATATTTTAACTACACAATCATAAATGGCAAACATAAACATTCTGTATGTTCCTAACATTTTTGGAAGGACTTCCTTTCCAATAAAGCATAATGGCACCCCACTATTTTATAAAAAATTTGATGGCAGTGACATTGATATAGTAGATGTAGATAATGACACTATTAGAATTGACAATCATTATTTAAAGACTGGAGAAAAATTAGAGTATACTTTATCTGTAGACAGTTCTTCTATATCTATTGACCCATTAAGTCCTGGAGCTCTTGGTGTTACAACTTGTTTCCCAAATACAATATATCCAATAGTTGTAGATAGAAATACTATAAGAGTTGCTCTTGCAGCATCTTTAGCTTTATCAAATTCCTATGTAGATATAACCTCAGTTGGAATTGGAACTGAACATTATGTTGAAGTGGAAAAACAAAATACAAAATGTTTAATTTCAATTGACAATATTGTTCAATCACCACTTTCAGTTGGGTCTACTGTTGGGATACAAACTGTATTTAATGCTTCAAAAATTAGAGTTTCATCATTAAAAAATATAAAACCATCTTCAGTATTAAAAATTAATGATGGACTTTTTAGACTACTGACATTAGATTATGAATTAAAATCTTCTCCTTCTGGATATGACATTACTTTATTGGAGTCATTAAGTTATTTGGGCACTTCAAATACTCCAATAGATCAAGGAGATGTCGCTTATGTGATGGAAGGGAATTATACAATTAACAAAGATATACTTTATTTTACCAGTGCTCCATTTGAAGGAAGAACATATTCTATTTTATTACTCCCAGAAAATTTTAATTACTCAACTACAGGAATATCATCATATTCTTTTAATTATTTTACTAATAATTTTCAAACAGGTTCTCAAGTTAAAATTTTTGGCGCAAAAGTTCCAAATGAATTAACATCTGGAAACAATTATTTTATAATAAAAAATTCAGAAAACAATTTTAGTTTTGCTAATAGTTATTTAAATGCTACTAATAATGAAAAAATAGAAATTTCAGATTCTACTGATGTATCAAATGTCCAATTAATTCAAATTATCCCAAATGAAGAAACTAAATTTAATGGTAGGGCATTTTTAAGATCAAATTACAATGGAAATGCAGTGTTTGATGATGTCTCAGAACAATTTAATGGGATAAGTTCTTCATTTACACTATCCATATCAGGTATTAATACTGTTGGCATTAAATCAGACAATGGAGTTGTGTTAGTTAATAATATATTTCAATATCCTGAATCTGAAGAATCTTTTATATACGAAGAAGATTCTGTGTCTGGAATTACAAGCGTTACTTTCATAGGAAGTGAAGGTGAATATGATTCTGGAATTGGAACTACAAAAACATATGACGTAAATGTTAGAGGACTTCCAAGAGGTGGAATTATTGCTGGTATTGGATTGAGTTATGGAACCAATTATCAACCACTAATCCCTGCTGAACTTTTTATCAGTACAGTTCTTCCAGAACAAGAAATTAATCCAGATAATATTGCCATAGGAGTATCTGGGTCTGGTTATAGATCAGATAGAGTTTACAATATTCATTTTGAAACGTCTTCTGGAATAAGAACTACTGGATTAGCTACAGCTATAATTGAAAATGGATCTGTTGTTGGAACAATTTTTAGTGAGATTGGAGTCTATACAGGTGGAACACCCCCAACTGCAGTCATTGATCCTCCACTTGGATACGAAAATATTTCAGTATCTGGATCTACTTCTGGAATAGGAGCTTCTATTTCTCTTGATATTGATTCAACTGGATCTGTAAAGGACTTTAGATTTACCAATCCTGGATATGGATATACTGCTGGAGAAGTATTAACTCCAGTTGGAATAGTTACTGCTCCTGGTTGTGTTCCATTACAAATAACAGTTAATGAAATCACTAAAGATTCTTTTGCTGCTTGGAATTTGGGAATATTGCAGAAATTGGATGATTTTACCAAATATGTAAATGGAACAAGAAAAATCTTCACTTTATATGAAACTATAGATGGAGAGTCTCAACCAATAAGTTTGGAAAAAATAGATGGATCTGAAATAGATTTAGCATACAATTTATTAATTTTTATCAATGATGTTCTGCAAATTCCTAATGAATCTTATACATTTACATCAGGAACTAAAGTAGTCTTTAAAGAAGCTCCTGCATTAGGAAGTATTATTAAAGTTTATTTTTATAAAGGATATTATAATGATACTGAATTTATAGATATAATTCCAATTATAGAACCAGGAGATCTTTTACAAATACGCAAAGATTTGTTAAATAAATCTCCACAACAACAACAAACAAGAACAGTTAAAAGAATTTTAACTTCTGACACTGTTCAAACTGAATTGTATGATAAGTTAGGTCTTTCTGAAAGTTCATCCCAATTTAGATCTATTTCTTGGACCCCTCAGAAACAAGATATTATTATTTCTGGAGAATACATTAATAAATCAAGATATTCGCAACGTTCTAATGTAAATTCTATTGTTGGAATAGGAACTACATTAGGAACTTTTGTTGGATTGGGAACAAATATAATAGGATTAAGCACTACTGTTGGAATTGGATCCTTAATTGTTATTGGAGATTATGTAGAATCTTCTTATACAGGATTTGGAGTGACTGTCGTTTCTGTAGGAAGTGATTCTATTGGAATTGGCAAAACTTATTATACATCAAGTGCTCCTTCAGGAATCAGTACAACTTCAATTTCCATTTGGAGAAAATCTTAATAAATAAGATAAAAGTGTCCATAAACAATGCCCGCTATAATAACTGATAATTTAAAAATTAGAACTTGCACTAATTTTATTGATGATATTGATACTGGAAACTACTATTGTTTTATAGGATTTTCAAATTATGATGATTATTCTTCAGATTGGAACAGCAATACTCCAGATCCTGTCGATAACTTTACTTATTTGAATGAATATAAAAATACAATTTTAGGTGTTAAAAAAATAACTTCATCTGATGTTATTAGAGTCATACCAAAAATTCAGTGGACCTCTGGATTAAAGTATGATATGTATAGACACGATTATAGTAGATATAATCTAACTCCTATTACAAATTCTACAAGATTATATGGCAGTAGGTATTATGTAATAAACAGAGATTATAGAGTTTATGTGTGTATTAATAATGGAGCTTCTCCATCAAATAATAATTTGGGAGTAATTTCTATAAATGAACCTATACACACTTCAGAATCTCCTGAACTTGAAAATGATGGTTATATTTGGAAATATCTCTACACCATTTCTGCCCCAGATGCTTTAAAAATTGATTCTACAAATTACATTTCAGTTCCAAACAATTGGACAACTTCAACAGATTCTGAAATATCGAGAATTAGGGATGCTTCAGTTGATGGAAAAATTGAAACCATTATAGTTGAAGATTCTCAACCTTATTTAATTCCTTCAACAAGTAATATAGTTAATGATGTACCCATTGTTGGTGATGGCACTGGTGGTCTTGCTTCAGTGACTTTTGATGAGCAAGGAAAACCAATTAAAGTCACTGTGACTAATGGAGGTTCTGGTTATACTTTTGCAACATTGGATTTAGATTCAATTGTAGAACCACAATTATCCAAATCAATATTCAATGTAATTATACCTCCTGTAGGAGGGCATGGTAAAAATTTATACACAGAACTTGGAACTAATAGAGTTTTAGTTTATTCAAGAATAGAAAATACTATAACAAATCCAGATTTTATAGAAGGAAATCAATTTGCTAGAGTAGGAATAGTAAAGGATGTGACTCAATTTGGAAGCACAACTTTGTTTACAAATACATCAGGATCAGGTGTCTATGGAATTATTGTAGATGGAACTTCTGCAAGTTCAGAGTCAGAAGACTCTATCATTACACAAACTGCCACAAATGCATCTGCAAGTTTAGTAAGTGCAGTTTCTATTGGATCCTCAACTGTAATTAAGTATACTAAACCGAGAGAATTTTATACTGATACCTATTCTTCTGCAAATATTAATCAAACATCAGATAGATTTTTAACTGGTGGAGTAGGATTGTCTACAGCATCTTCATACTCTTATCCAACTTTTGATACAAGTTCTATCACAATAAATGGAAACAACTATAATGTATTTAATTATTCAGGATCTCAAATAGAAGAAACATTTTTGGGACAAACATTTTCAGGAGGTCTTGCAAATCCAGATATAAATATAAAGAGTGGTGAGATTGTATATGTTGATAACAGAGTTTCTGTGTCAAGACAATCTCAACAAAGAGAAGATATTAAAATTATTATAGAGTTCTAAAATGCCCCAAAGCACAAATTTAAATAAAAGTCCTTATTTTGATGACTTTAGCGAGGACAAAAACTACTATAAGGTTTTATTTAAACCAGGAACTACTGTACAATCAAGAGAATTAACTACTTTACAATCTATTTTACAAAATCAAATTGAAAAATTTGGAACTGCTTTTTATACTAATGGTGGAGTAGTAATTCCTGGAGCATCAAATTATGATGGAAACTTTACGTGTGTAGAAATTGAAAATACTTATAAGGGAATTAATGTAGAGGCATATTACGAAAATTTAGTTGGAGTAACAATAAAAGGAAAAATAACTGGTATTTTAGCAAAAGTAATCAAAGTTTTATCTAAAGAAGATTCTGAAAGATCCAATACAACTTTATATGTAAAGTATATCTCATCTTCTGATAGTTCTGATGACGAATCCTTTACTAAAGAGGTATTTGATGATGGAGAAGAATTAATAACATTATCAGATATTCCTGTTGGAGATTCTTATATTTTTACAGATTCTGAGTTTGCAAGAGTAATTTCCCTATCAAATAGAAAAGCAACTTCTGTAGGATCTGCTGCAAATTTAACTGAAGGTGTTTATTTTGTTAGAGGTTACTTTATTGGAGTAGAAACCAATACTATTATTTTAGATCAATATACAAATACTCCTTCATACAGAGTTGGATTAGAAATAGTAGAAGATATTATAGATTCTGATGA